GATTAACTTGCTCATGCGGTCACCTTTTCGAGAGTGGCGCGAGCTTTGGTTAAGCGCTCGACGTAAGGAAGCTGGCGCATGGCAAATCCGGGCTCCGCATCGCCGGATATGTCGCGGACTAGATAGCCTTCATCCATCAATGCGAACACATCGGCAAGCGCCGCAGACAGCTCGTCAATCTCAGCCTTTAGCCCATCGACATATAGTTCGGAGTAGTGGCTCATGCGATTTCCTTGGCTGGTTTCACCTTGGCGAGTGCAGCTTCTATCTGCGCGTAGTCCGGCTCTTGATCCTTGAGCGCCTTGTCCAGCACCATTTGAAGGGCATCCACTAGCTCATCATGGGCATTGCAGGCGGTTACGATAAAGGCCGCGTCTTCTGGGGTCATGCTCAGCTTCATGGCTTCACCTTGGCGAGTGCAGCGCGGTAGGTCTTGCGGCCACCGTTGACGTACCAAACGAACACGTCTTTTCCGGCGCGGCGATGACCTTTGCACACGATCTTGGCGCCGTTGATTACATCGCTGCCATAGGCCGGCGAATCAAAACGGCGCAGCGCGGCTCGCGCCTCGGATCGCAATTGCTCCAACGCTAGCGCTGCGTTGAATACGTCTTGCAGGGGTGTAGGTGTATGGCTCATTAGCGGCTCCGGCTTAGGGTTAGGGACGCAATAGCAGCGGCGTAGGCGGCTTGAGACATGGGCCGGATAACTACCGTCGCTCGCGGGCGGGAATGGAACCGCAGGGCGCTAGAGGCGCGCCAGCGGGCGTAGAGTGCTAGGTGGGCGTCGGACATTTAGTAACCCATTGCGCATTCGTCTGCGCTTTGTTCGTCCATCAAGCGGTCACGCTGCTCACGGCAACGGCGCACCTTCTCTTGCTGCTCGTATGGAATCTGAAACAAGAACTTGTCCCATTGGCAGAGTTTGTCTAGTTGGTCGATCGTTTCTAAGCGAGGCAGCGCGCGGGCTTGATACTGTTGCTCGGTCATTTGCTCGTTTCCGTTCGTTGAGTGCATAACCGAACAATACGCTTGTTAGCGTCTATGTCAATACATTTCGTAGCGATGCTATCCCGTATACTGGGGACTACGCTTTGTATTGACACCGGCGAATAACTTCCGTATGATCCGACGCAAGATGACGGTCCTGCAAAAATACCTTGACGAATCAGAGACTTCGCGCGCCGACTTCGCAAAGGCGGCCGGAATCTCGGAATCGCTTGTCGGGCATTGGTGCAACGGACTACGCTTAGTACCGCCAGAGCAAGCAATTAGGCTCGCCAAGATCACCAAATGGCAAGTGACACCGCATCAACTCAGGCCGGATATCTGGTTGCTTCCGAACGATTCCGTACCTAGGAAAGCCGCATGACCTGGCGACCTAAACGCCCCAGCTAGAGCGGGGCAAACAAAACGCGAGAGAGCCGAGTCCGTTTGCAGATTCGGGCGTAAAAACAAAGCGGTAGCGGGGCGGGTAATGACTCAAGAAGCAGCGAACATCATTTGGGATGCAGCCCGAGTATTTCTGCGCCTGTCACAGCTCCCAGCACCAGCAAAGCGAGACGCCATCAACGAGTTACGGTTGATCCTGGCTACCTACCAACCGAAGGGCATGTGATGCACGCGAACGGCAACGCTACGCTCGATTTGCCGTTGTCTCCGGTGCCGATCATTGGCCGGTCTGACCTAGGGAACGAAATCCTGTCGGATGCCGCGCAGATATTCGAACGTCTTGGCTTGCTTGAGATGGACGAACGCATCAAGATAATCAACGAGTTACGGCAAGTCCTGGCAACGCAGAGCCCATTCAATGCAGAGCCGGTTGATTGCGTGCAATGGGTGAAGGCCGAGCGAGTGTTCGCTAACGACTACAACCCAAACAGCGTGGCACCTCCAGAGATGAAGCTATTGGCCCGTAGCATCATGGCCGATGGCTATACGCAGCCGATCGTAACTTGGCCCAAAGGCGAAACGCTTGAGGTCGTTGACGGCTTCCATCGGAACCGCGTCGGGAAGGAAAGTCCCGAAGTGCGCGAGCGCATCAGAGGCTATCTGCCGGTCGTTGTAATCAACCAGGCGCGCGAGGATTTAGGCGACCGTATGGCGGCAACCATCCGGCACAACAGAGCGCGTGGCGAGCATCGTGTGGACTCTATGGCCGATATCGTCATTGAGCTTAAGCGGCGCTTTTGGTCTGACGAGAAGATCGGCAACGAGCTCGGCATGGATGCCGACGAGGTTCTACGGCTCACACAGGTAACGGGCCTCGCTGCCCTGTTTGCCGATCGTGACTTTTCGGAAGCCTGGGAAGCGACAACACCGGATGAAGTTGAGGGCGTGGATTTGATCGATGCAGAGTGAATTCTGGCATCCGTATTGGAAGTGGGAAGAAGTGGACGCGAATATGTGGGGCGATGTGACCGACGCTAAAGCATGGCTCGACAAGGCCATTGCCTTCACTGGCGATCATCTGCTTTATGGCAGTTGGATGATGAAGGTCGCAGATAACTGGAAATATTCGTGCGAGCACAATTTGACGAAGCTCGATACCAATCGAAAGGCGTGGATCGGGCACGCGGCGGTAGCAATGGCGATTCAATGTCCTGAAGACATCGTGCGCCACGCTTGGGGATTCTTAACGCAGCAGCAGCAAGACCTAGCCAATAAGCAAGCTGCACTTGCTATTGCGCACTGGGAACAAAAATACGCAATCCCTACACAAGCGAGGCTCCTATGAAAGTCCATCGAATCACACGCGAAGCAGAGAAGTTTTACGAAGTCATGGGCCCGGTATTCGGTAGCCGTGAAATCGCGAAAGAGATCGGGATTCACGTCTATGACGATCCAGACAAGCAGTGGTACGTATGCGTGAAAGGCGCGAAGCTAATCGGCTGTGCATCTCGCCGCGGTAACTTAGTCTCTGACTGCTATGTCGATCCCAAAGCTCGCACTAATGGCGTGTTCACTGGGATTCTGAGTCAGCTGATCCACGAGTCAGAGGGGACATTGCGCGCAGCGTGTACCAAGGCGAGCGAGCCGATGTTCAAGGCTGCAGGATTCAAACCTACACGCAAGACCAACAATTTCACATTCATGGAATTGAAGCGTGCCTAAATACGCGCTCGGGAAGGATGTTCTAACCGCTGCGCAGGAGCGCATTGAGTGGACGTTCGACAATTTCCCGCGTGTGTATTGCAGCTTTTCAGCTGGTAAAGATTCTGGCGTAATGACTCATCTGGTATGCGAGGAAGCGCGCAAGCGTGGTCGCAAAGTTGGATTGCTATTCCTAGATTGGGAGGCGCAGTTCAATCACACGATCACCTTCGCGCGCCAAATCTTCGACGAATACGCAGATTGCATTGAGCCGTTCTGGATCGCGCTTCCTCTCAAGACGTGGAACTCATGCTCGGCGCACGAGCCGGAGTGGTCCGCCTGGGATCCAGACAAGAAACACCTTTGGGTGCGTGAGCCGGAACCGAACAGCATCACTGATCCGCTATTCATGCCGTTCTGGTACAGCGGAATCATGTTCGAAGAGTTTGTTCCGCTGTTTGCCAAATGGTACGGACGCGGTGAACGCACTGCTGCATTCGTGGGTATCAGGGCGCAAGAATCGCTAAACCGCTTTCGCACGCTCGCTCGAGACAAGCCAACATTCCAAGGCAGGATGTACACCACAAACGTGGTCGATGACGTCTGGAACGTCTATCCGATCTACGATTGGGACACTGCGGACATTTGGACTTACCACGGCAAGACAGGCAAGAGCTACAACCGACTATACGATCGCATGCATCAAGCAGGAATGAGTCTGCATCAGATGCGCATCTGTGAGCCGTTCGGAGAAGAATCCCGCAAAGGGATGTGGCTGTTCCAGGTAATCGAGCCTATGACGTGGGCTCGGCTTGTACTTAGGGCGCACGGGGCAAATACTGGCAAGCTGTACTCCAATACACGCGGCTCCATGATGGGTAATCACACGATTAGCCTGCCAGCGGGTCACACCTGGGAATCTTTCGCAAAGTCGATCCTTGCCAGCACACCACCCAAGACGCGAGAGCATTACAAAAACAAGATTGCCATCTATCTGCGTTGGCATCAGATTCGCGGCTACCCTGACGGCATACCAGACGAAGCACCGATCAAACTCGAAAACGCCCAAAAGGTTCCAACTTGGCGCCGAGTGTGTAAGACATTGTTAAAGAACGATTATTGGTGCAAGTACCTGAACTTCAGCCCCACCAAAACACATGCCTATGAACGCTACATCGCCCTTGTAGCAAGGCGCCGACAGGCTTGGCAGATATTCCCTGAGATGACGCAGTAACAATGGAACCTGTCCTACGAGCTATCCACGCGGAAGCGAGCCACGCGCGGTCCATATACGGGCCTCCTGCATCAACGCAGGAAGCGCTTGGCGTACTGCTCGAGGAATTCGACGAACTGAAAGACGCCATTCGCACCAATGACATTGACTCAATTTACCTTGAAGCGGTTCAGGTGGCATCTGTTGCCTATCGGCTGGCTTGGGAGTGCATGAACGGCGGCGACCGATTCCTAGAACGCAGTGGATTGGCAGCAAAAGAGGTCGTCTGAGTGGCTCGGGCAAGAAACATCAAGCCGGGATTTTTCAAGAACGCCGAACTTGCCGAGTGCTCGTTCGCTGCTCGCCTAGTTTTTCCCGGTCTTTGGATGCTGGCTGACCGATGTGGTCGGATGCTTGATCGGCCAAAACAGATCAAAGGGGAGCTTTTACCCTACGATTCTGAGAACATGGACTCGCTTTTAGACGAACTAGCACGGTGCAATTTTATTCTGCGCTATGCCGTTGAAGGCAAACGATATATTCAGATCGTTAACTTCGAAAAACACCAGTATCCGCACATCAAAGAGGCACCGAGCACCATACCAGCACCAGACAAGAACTGTGCTTGTCCGGTACAAAAACGCCTGAATCCTGAATCCCTCATCCTGAATCCTGAATCCCCTATCCCTCTGACTGAAGAAAAGATATCGGTTGCTACGCAACCTCACTCCTCCGCTAAAGCCGAGGAGCCTGTGGATAACTTAGAACTGACAGGGGAAAGGATTGGCAAGGTCAACGGCACGGTTCCCAATTGCCCGTTTTCGACAATTGCCGAGGCCTATCACGCCGAACTGCCAGAACTGCCGTCGATCGTCGTCCTATCACCACATCGCAAGCGAACGCTTCAAGCTAGATGGAGGGAGGTATGCGCAGCGGAACACTTCAACGCGGAACAGGGCGTCCTATTTTTTCGGGACTTTTTCAAACGGATCAAGCAATCCAATTTCCTGCTAGGAAAGGCACCGCCAAAGCCTGGGGGACGTCCGTTCAAGGCCGACTTCGATTGGATTCTGAACCCGCAAAACTTCGTCAAGATCGTCGAGGGCAAGTATCACCAAGCGAGGGCAAAGTGAGCTATCAGCGAGGAATTAGGCAAGAGGCACCGGAGCAGGTAGAAAACTCAACCGATTGCGTGGCGCACGGCTGTCCACTACCTGGCGTCTTTCGCGTCAAGCTGCATGGTCCTAGTCCTAGCATCTGCCGAGCGCACGAAGGGACACCATCGCATGATTGGCCCGCGATAACAGGTCGCGTCAAACAATTGCAAGCTGCCTTGTTTGCGGCGCTCGATCTGACCAATGAGCCGGCAGGAGACAGACCAGATCCAAGGCTTGTCGCAAAGTTTGTAACGCTGAGCCATGATCTAGCGCCATCGGGCAATCCAACGGCTCGGACCTACGGCGCTTTCGTCTTTGGGCGGTTGCTCGAGAAAGTTCGACCGAAGATGATTGCTCCGCACATACCGGTCGCGCACGTCGAAGGGCTGCGCAAAGTGGATATCTCACTGTGAACATGTCCGAGCCACCGTTCGAGCTGAAGTATCCGCCGCGGAAGCCGAAGAATCGATTCAGCCCAACTGAGCGGACGTTGAAGGCTTTGCGTGAGAAGGGTTACACCTGCTTCATCGTTGAGCACTGGAACTCGTTCATCAAATGCCGCCAAGATTTGTTCGGGTTCGTTGACATTCTCGCGCTGGGAACGGATGAGGTTATCGGCATCCAGGCTTGCGCTCGAGGCGATGTATCGAAGCGCGTCGACAAGATTGCGAATCACAAGAACGTCGGCCCTGTACGCAAGGCAGGCATTCGCATTGAGGTGCATGGCTGGGAGCGCATGGCGAGCGGTGAGTACGAATGCCGCGTGGTGGATTGTTCATGAGCAAACTCGAAAAGCAACAAGCACTCCCGCGTCGCAAGTTATTCCGCGATATCACCACTGCAAACGATGCCCTTATCACTGCTGACAGCGTTAGGCGCAAACCGAAGTACAAGGCAAAGAAAGTTAAGACCAAAACCAAGGGAGTGAGGAATGGCGTTTAAGTTCGAAATGGGACAGCAGGTAAAGAGCACGCGTGGCAATGTCATGGGATTGATAACGGCTCGCAGCGAATGGGAAAAGTATCCCTCGCAATATCACGTCGAATGGGTTGACGAAAAGCACGAGCCGCGCGAAACATGGTTCGCTGAACACGAAATCACTGCAGCGTAATGCAGGCAAAGAAAGTGAAGAAGCGGTGACGTGGCTCCACGCGCTCTGGTTCATTGGCGGCGGCTTCATGGCTGGATGCGGTTTCATGATGTGGGTACAGAGCGCGCGCAAGTATCACGAAGAGCGGACCAAGGACTTCGAAGTCGAATGACGCAGGAGGAAAGAATCGAGTTCAAGTGGAGACAGACCTATGACGGTTGCGATCCTGCCATTGATGGCAATCCGCGCATCTATTCGCTTGGATGGTTCCGCGCCGGATATCTAGCGGCAATGGATGACAAGAAAATTATCAAGGATCAAGTCCAGAGCACGGATCAGGAGCGAGCACAGGACCAGATGTTCACTATGGGCCATGCGCAAGGCGTCGCGTTCGGCGCTTACCAAGCCTCGCATTGC